CTTGCTGTTTTAGGTATTGGATGTGTAAAAACATCATTTAATACTTCAGAAGGTATAGTTGTTGACTACGTTGATCCATCAAACATAGTGTATTCACACACAGAGTCTCCTTATTTTGACGACATATACTACGTTGGTGAAGTAAAAATAATACCTATTAATGAATTAGTAAAACAATTTCCAGATATATCAACAGAAGAGTTGAAAGATATATTAAACAAAAGCTCTCACAATAGAAACAATCAATATACTAGAAATTTAGCAGTTAATAATGATAACAATACAGTTCAAGTTTTATATTTTAATTATAAAACATATGCAAATCAAACTTACAAGTTAAAAACAACTGGTAGTGGGGCTAACAAAGTAATACCTAAAACAGATGCTTATAACCCACCAAAAAATATGGATGGTGATTTTGGTAAAATACAAGGTTCTATAGAAGTTCTTTATGATGGTGCTATTATTTTAGGCACAAAAAAACTACTTAAATGGGAGCTTGCTGAAAATATGGTTAGAGAAAAAAGTAACTATACTAAAGTCAAAATGAATTACGCTATAGTTGCACCAAGAATGTACGAAGGGCGTATAGAGTCTTTAGTTAGTAGAATAACCGGGTTTGCTGATATGATACAGTTAACACATTTAAAGCTACAACAAGTGTTATCACGCATGGTACCAGATGGTGTTTATTTAGACGCTGATGGTCTTGCTGAAGTAGATTTAGGTAATGGCACAAACTATAATCCTCAAGAAGCTTTAAATATGTTTTTTCAAACAGGTTCTGTTATTGGTAGATCGTACACACAAGACGGAGAGGTTAATGCTGGAAAAATACCTATTCAAGAAATTACATCAGGTAGTGGTGGTAATAAAATGCAAGCTCTTATAGGTAATTATAATTATTACTTACAAATGATTAGAGATACTACCGGGCTTAACGAAGCTAGAGATGGTAGTATGCCAGACAAAAACGCTTTAGTAGGTGTGCAAAAGCTAGCAGCTGCAAATAGTAACACAGCAACAAGACATATATTACAAGCTGGTTTGTATTTAACCGCTCAAACAGCAGAGTGTATGTCTCTTAGAATATCTGATGTTATAGAGTATTCTCCAACTAGAAATGCTTTTATACAATCTATAGGTGCTCATAACGTTGCTACGTTAGATGAATTAAGAAGCATGCACTTATATGACTTCGGTATATTTATAGAACTTCAACCAGATGAAGAGGAAAAAGCAATACTTGAAAATAATATTCAAATGGCCCTTCAACAACAAAGCATAAATCTTGAAGATGCTATTGACGTTAGGGAAGTAAAAAATTTAAAAGTAGCAAATCAACTTTTAAAAATACGTAGAAGTAAAAAACAGCAACTAGACAGGCAAATGCAAATGGAAAATATTCAAGCGCAAACACAGTCTAATGCTCAAGCGGCACAGCAAGCAGCTCAAGTTGAAATTCAAAAACAACAAGCTGTTACTCAGTCAAAAATACAATTAGAACAGTTTAATGCTCAGCTTGATGCACAAAAAATGCAACAAGAAGTTGAGTATAAAAAACAATTAATGAAAATGGAATTTGAGTACGGTATGCAACTTAAAAATGCAGAAACTAGTAACTTAAGTAGTAGAGAAAAAGAAAAGGAAGATCGTAAAGACAATAGAACAAAAATTCAAGCAACTCAACAAAGTGAGATGATTGAGCAAAGAAATAGTGGAAAAGCACCTAAAAACTTTGAGTCCGCAGGTAATGATATACTAGGTGGTGGATTTAATTTAGGCGCTTTTGACCCTAAATAAAAATTATTAATTATTATTATATTATATTATGGAAGAAAACAATGAAAACGTAGTTGAAGAAACTACACAAACAACTGAACAACCAGTTGAAGAAACTAAAAAACCAAACATTAATGAAGATGGCGACTATGTTGTCAACTTAGACAAACCAATAGAAAATGAAACCAAAGAAGTTAAAGAAGATAACCCTGACAACGAGGGAGTGGTTAGAGTCGATGAAAATGCCGATGCCACAGAAAAACAAGAAGAAGTACAACCGGAAACTGAAGCACAAGAAACTCCAGTATTAGAAGAAATTACTGAAGAAGAGGTTAAAGAGCAAGCAGAAGAATTAACTGAAAAAGTTGAAGAAGCTGTTGCTGAAGCTGAGGCTACAGGAAAACCTTTGCCAGAAAATATTCAAAAGTTAATGGACTTTATGGAAGAAACTGGTGGTGATTTAAATGACTATGTTAAGTTAAATCAAGATTATTCTAAATTAGATGACACATCGTTATTGTTAGAATATTATAGACAAACAAAGC